CTGGCCGAGAACGCCGAGCACGGCAATCGGCACGGCACGCAAATTCTCGAAGAGGCGATGAGGTTCGAGCCGTCCGCCATGGAGCCGGAAAAGGTTCAGATGACCGAGGCGAGGCTGTTCCTCGTTTCGGAAATCTGCCGAATCTACCGAATCACGCCACACCTCTTGCAGGACTTGACCCACGGGACGTTTACGAACGTCGCCGAGCTGGGCCGTCAGTTCATCACCTACACGATGATGCCGTGGATGAATCTTTGGTCCGGCGAGATCAATCGTAAGCTCTTGGAGCCGCCCTACTTCGCCCGTTTCAATCCGATGGAGTTCTTACGTGGCGATCCGGCGGAGCTTGCCGCCTGGCTCAAAACCATGTTCATGATCGGCGGTCTGTCAGTCAATGAGATTCGCGGCGACCAGGGGCAAGACCCATTGTCGGAGCCCAACGCCGACGAGCACTTTGTTCCGCTAAACATGGTGCCACTAAGCAAGGCGACCGACGCCGAGTGGGTCAAGGGTAAGGGCGGCGAGAACAACGACGAGAAACCTGGCGGCGTCCCCGGTGGCGACGGCGTCACGCCGAACGACGCGACGATGGCAGCGAAGCCAAGCACGGACGAGACGATAGCGTTGGCCAAGGTCGTTATCGACGATACGTTTCGCAGGATGAGCCGAATCGAGGCGAACGCGGCCAATCGCGCCGCTAGGCAGCCCGAGACGTTCACCGCGTCGCTCGACAAGTTCTGGCCGGCACATCGCGATCGGCTGATCGACGCCCTGACGTTGCCCATGAAGATCTTGGCATCGCTGCAAGGCTTTGTGAGCAACCCGACACTCGGTCCGCTGTCGGTCGACGACGAAATCGCCGCGTCCGCCGACGAACAGATCGAGCGGCATCACGCCGAACTACTGACCGCCGCCGAATGTAAACCGAGTGAACTGGCTGACCGGGTGGCGGCCGCCGTCGAATCATGGACCAGCAACTAAACCCCAATCCCTTATGGAGGTGCCGCTATGGCCACTGCCGAAATCCAATCCACCAAACCCACCGACGCGACCGACACGAAAGACTGGCTACGCGCCGGCAACGGTGCCCAAGCGATCGGCGTCGACCGCAAATCCGAAGTCATTCGAGGCGTGATTATCGCCCAAGAAGGCGTGTTTAAGTCCGAAGGCCGGGGCGAATTCGACCTGGACGCCCTGACGGTCATTGCCGACAAGGTCAACGCCTCGCCCAACGGTCTGAAATCCCGCCTTGCGCACCCTGACGACTCGAACGACGGGATTGGGAAGTTTCTCGGACGGGTCCGGAACGCCACGCTCGACGAAATCGGAACGCGGGAAGCCGAGGGCGAACTGAAGACTGACCGGATCGCCGTGGTCCGAGCTGACCTGCATATCGACCCGTCCAGCCACGAAACGCCGTCGGGTGATCTGGGCGGCTACATCATGGCCCTGGCCGAAAGCGATTCCGACGCCATGTCAACGTCCCTGGTCCTGCGGGCCGAGAAGACCTACCGACTCGACAAGCACGACCGGCCGCTCAGAGACGATGACGGCGACGAACTGCCCCCGCTATGGGACCCGACCCACCTCCACGCCCTGGATGTCGTCGACACCGGGGATGCCGTTGACGGGATGCTCAGCGCCGGCATCGAGGTCGACGTGCTGCCGAACGGTGTCGTCCATCGTGCCGAGGAACTCATGGGGCGTCAGTTCGCCGGGAAGTCTCGCGAGTTCGTGCAGTCACATTGCGAGGCGTGGCTGGGGCGATACCTGAGTCGACGGTACGGCGAGGCAGAAGCCCAGACGCCGGAACCCGAGGTGCCCGAGGATCCGCCCGCCTACGATCCCACGCGGGACCCGGCCGCGCTCCGACGGCGTGCCGAGGTCGAGGAGAACCAGCGGACCATTGACGGGATTGCTCAGCGTGGGGAGTGAGTTCACGACGCGGGCAATTCACAGGCAGGGCCAAAAAAACTTGTGAATTCCCATGAATTCACGTTGACAACTGAACATCCAGTTGGATAATACGGGCAGTCAAACAATTCACGCGAAGCCGTTGGCAGAGTTCCGACCCGTTGGTCGGCCAACCTGTCGACGGAACAACAGCGCAAAATCTCGCCGTTGCGAGTGCAGCCTGTTCGGTTGAATTCATTTCAATTCAGCCGGCAGTCAGCACCTGCAACGGCGAGATTCATTTCTTGGGTTGCTTCTCCTGGCTCCGGCGTAGCCAAGAGGAGGGCAATCATGCCCAAGACCGAAGCCCCCAAAAACTACGACGATCGATGTGATCGCCTCACCGACGTCAACGACGAAATGAGGGCGATGCTGGCCACCTCGGACGATGAGGATCGGAACCTCACCGCCGAGGAGGGCGATACGTTCAACGCACTCGGCAAGGAGTCCAAGGATCTGCGAAAACAGATTGCCGCCGACGAATTGCAAATGTCCCGCAAGCTCGCCGTTGACGCCGTTGACGATGAGTTGGGCGGCCCGCGATGGACGCCGCCCCGCGACAACCCGGACACGCCCGAGGCCCCGACCGCCGAGAGCCGGGAGCGTGGCCTGCGGGAAGCCCGGCAAGGCCGCTATTCCTTGCGGTATTTCAAGCCGTACAACCAGAGTCTGACCGCACGGCACGAAGCCGGCGACACCGCCTATAAGGCGGGCATGCTCTTCCTGGCCCGTTGCGGCACGGGTGCCTCCCGAGATTGGGCGTTGGCGAAATGTAAGGACCGTGACATCGACGTCGACTCGCTCGCTCCGTACATGGGCGAGGGTGGCAATTCCGAGGGAGGGTATCTTGTCCATCCGGAATTCGAGGCCACCCTGATCGACCACAAGGAGCAATACGGCGTCTACCAGCGCGATGCGTTCAAGATCCCGATGGGTTCGGACACGCTGACGATCCCGCGCCGGGCCGGCGGCACCACGGTCTATTACCCCGACGAAAACGCCGAAATCACCAGGTCGGCAATGTCGTTCGACAACGTCACGTTGACGGCGAAGAAATACGCCCAGTTGGCGCGATGGTCAACCGAACTGAACGAGGATTCGGTCATCGCCATGGCCGACATGCTCGTCGGCGAGATGGCCTACCAATTCGCCCTTGCCGAGGATACCAACGGGTTCATCGGCGACGGCACGAGCACCTACTGCTCGACCGTCGGCTTGCTGTTCAAGCTGGTCAACGCGGTCAACGGCATCACGCCGTCCGGGTCGGTCTCGACCGCCGTGTCCGGAAACACCACGGTCGCTACGCTGGACCTGGCCGACTGGGAAACGGCCGTCGGCTTGCTTCCGTCGTACGCGGAAGGGCGAGCCAAGTGGTACATGCACAAGACCGTCTTCTTTGGCGGTCCCGCCGCGCTCATGGACGCCGCCGGCGGAAATACCAGCGCCTTCCTGGCGTCTGGTGCCCCGCCCCGCTTCCTCGGCTACGACGTCGTGTTCACACAGGTCATGCCGACGTATGCTAACGTGACCGGAGGAACCGCCACGGCAGTCGTTTCGGTTCCCGCCGTTCTCGGTGATCTGGGAATGACCGGATACCTCGGCACGCGGCGCGGCATGACCGTTCGCACGAGCGATCAGCGATACATCGAATACGATCAGTTGGCCATCGCGGCAACGCAGCGGGTCGCGGTCAACAACGTGGTCGGCGACGCCGCCAGCCCGACCGGTGTCGCCGGGCCGATGGTTGCCCTGCAATGCGCCTCCAGCTAACCGAGGTGGTCGGCGTTTTACCTTCACATTTCATCGAAAAGGATATTTACCATGGTCCCCACAGGCCACAAAATTCTTCAAGTCGTGGCACCGCAGGCCCTCGTCGACAACACTTCGTGGACGACCACGGAAATCGACAGGCTCGGCTACGACTACGCGCAGGTCATCGTCAATATCGGCGCGCTCGACATCGCACTGACCGCCCTGAGTATGCAAGAATCCGATACGACCAGCAGCGGGTTTGCCAACATTACCGGACTGGTCTTCGGCACGTCCGTCAACAGCGCGGGCAGCACGTCGGATCTGCCGTCCGCCGACGACGACAACAAGATCTTCGTGTTCAACATCGACCTGCGCGGCCGCAAGCGATTCCTTGATCTGGTCGCGACGATCGACGACGGAAGCACGGGCGGCTACCTCAGCGCCGTGGTCGTCCTGTCCCGTGCCGAGACCGGACCGAACGCGGCCGCCGAATACGGTGCCTCGCAGGTCTTGCAGGTCCCGGCGTTCGTAGCCTAAATACCTTCGTGTCGCCGGCCCCGTCGTCGTCTTCGCACGGCGGCGGGGTTATACGGGGACGAACAGACTCGGAGGATACAAGCGATGAAAGTGCGACTACGCAAGCCGGTAGGCTACCGCAAGGTGGGGTCGGAACTTACGGTCGGCGACGGTGTCGGCGAACTGTGGATCCAGCAAGGCAAGGCCGAACGTGTCGAGAGTGCGCCGGTCGAGGCAATGGTTCCCGCCAAGCCGACGCGGGGCAATCGCGGTCAACCGAGGCGAGCCGGCGGCAAGAGTAAACCCGAAAAAGTCACGATGAGCTAGCGATGTACGAGCGGACCAAGGAACAACTGATAACGGCACCGACCATCGAGCCGGTTAGCGGCATCGAGGCGGCGAAACATTGCTACGTCACCTCGCACGACGATGATGCGTACCTTGCCGATCTCATTACCGCCGCCCGAATGCACGTCGAGGAAATCTGTTGGTCGGCACTTATCACGCAGACCTGGCAGTATTGGTTTGACCGGTTCGACAGCCGCTTGTTCGTTCCACGCCCTCCGCTGCAAACGATCGGATTCGTCAAGTACACGGCCGCCGATGGCACTTTGACGACAGTCGACTCCGCGGTCTATGAGACGAGCGCCGAACGGCAATTGCATTTCGTTCGGCTGGCGTATCAGCAAAGCTGGCCGTCCGCCCGTGGCCACGGCGACGACGTCACAATCCAGGCCGTCGTCGGCTACGGAGACGCCGCGACCGACGTGCCGATGCCGTTGCGTCAGGCGATCAAACTGTTGGTCGGCCACATGTACCGAGTTCGCGGAGACGAACCGCCGCAAGAGTTGCCGGCAGCCGTTAAGCCGCTACTGGCCCCCTACCGGATCAAAAAGGAGTCCTAAGTGTTCGACCGCGTTTGCGTGCTCAATCTCGATCGACGCCCCGACAGATGGGAAGCCTTCTGCGACGGACTCCCGCGCCCCTGGGTATGGCCGACGCCCGAACGTATTTCGGCGGTCGACGGCCTGACGGTCAACGTGCCGACGGCATGGCGATCCGGACCCGGTGGCTGGGGCTGTCGCGCATCACACCTGAAATTGTGGGAACAAGCGGCGGAGGAAAGCCACTCCCTGTTGATTTTTGAAGACGACTGCCTGTTCGCCGACCGGTTCGTCGAGCGTGCCGAGGCGTTCCTGCAAAACGTCCCCGACGACTGGCAGATGATCTATTTCGGCGGTGCCCATCGCCTGCCGCCCAGCGAAGTGGCCGTCGGCGTCTTTCGCCTCGGCGGCGCAACGAAAACCCACGCCTACGCGATCCGTGGCGCGGCACTGCAAAACCTCCCCCGGAAGATAACGCACACGGAAATCCATATCGACGTGTGCCTCGCGCAGTTGCACCACGCCCTGCCTGCCTACGCGCCGACCGAGTGGCTATGCGGCCAAGCGGCGTCCGTTAGTGACGTGCTCAGTGGATCGCTAGGCGAACCGGCCCGATGGTTCGACGGGAGGGACGGGCAATGAGCAGGCCGCCACGAACGCAATGGACGCCGATGGGCAAAATGAACAAACGAATGGCCGTCTACTCGCTCGACGAGACGCCGACGGCAAGCGGGGGGACCGATGACACGGCAATCGCGCTGATGACGATCCAAGCGGCCCTGATACCGCTTAGCGGAAACGAGCGATGGATGGCGGGTGGGCAGTTTCGATTGGTCACCCACCGAATCACCACACACTACCGCAGCGACATCACCGAGAAAATGAAGGCCGTTTATGACGGCCGGACGTTCGAGTTCACCGAGGTGGTGAACGTCGAAGAGATGAACCGCGAATTACAGATCATCGCGATCGAGAGCAAGGCATGAATCTGGTCACCACAATCCGAGCGATCCTGATTGCCGAGTCCGACGTTACGGACATCGTCGACACCGGTGACGACGCGAAGATATGGGACGCATGGCCACGCACCATCACCGCACCGCTGATCGTTATCGAGAACGACGGCGAGGCCGAGGATCCGGAACTTGACGGGACAGTCGAGTGGGTTACGTCTGAGGTGACGATCACCTGCCGGGCCGAGACATCGACGGAAGCCCACACGCTACAGCGGGCGGTGCGCAGTGCGTTGGCCGGGCTCGATACTGACGACTGGTCGGCACTGTTGGATTACTCGACACCCGCGAGTATGCCCAAGAAAGACGGCTCGACGGCTCACTGGTACGACCAGGTAATGAGTTTCACGTTCACGTTCTCGGAGGCGGCGTGATGGCAACCGACCACCTCAAGGGCCTCGGCAAGATGCTTCGCTCACTGGATGCCGTGTCTGGTGCAAGCAAGAAGGCGGCCACGGCTGGTGTCAACGCGGGCTTGGCGTTCCTGGTGCGGACCATGAAGAAAACGATCGACGGATCGTCGGCCGACCCGAGCGTCAAGCGGATTGCCAAACAGACGATCGGCAAGAGGATCATGCGGCAGGGCCGGGACGTCAAGGAAGGCAAGGCTGGATTCTGCGTCGGCAAGAAGAGCAAAAAGACACTCGCCGGCGTGTCGGCCGCGAATATCCATTGGTTCGTCGTCGGCACCGCCGACCGGCAAACGCAGAGCGGAGACGATCGCGGACAAATGGACCCGATGCTCGACGGTGTAATCGATACGGCAATCAGCGTAGGCGCGGCCCCGGCACTCGCGGCAGCCGCCGAGAAATCTAAACAAGTCCTGGCCCGAGAAGCGGCCAAAGCAAAATCGAAAGGATAGACCCATGGCAAAAATCAAGTGCAAGGGGACCGTGCTCCAGCAAACCATTGCGTCGACGCTCACGGCCGTCGCGCAGATCGCTTCGATCACCCTGCCCGACATGGAGTCGGAAACGACCGAGGCAGATACCCTCGACGAAACCGACGCCGGCATTCCGTACATGTCGACCGGCCGCACGGAAGGCGGCAGCGTCTCCGGAGAGCTGTTTT